CAGTCCTGCACTGATCATGGGCTGGGTAGACGGAGAGTTTGTGCTCACCGACAAGGCCGGATTCAGTGCCAAAAGCTACAACGGTATGACCACCAGCGGAGACAGCCTCCAGCAGATGATACTCGCCCGCAAAATGAAGGATACCTCTGCCGAAGCAGTGGCCGCAAGACAGCAGTATGCCAGCAAACTGGCCAGTCTCTATCCCATTTTACGCCGTGCTGTGCCACAACACTTTGAAGGATTTGCTCAGGGAGATCTTTTGTGGACTGGCGTGCCACCTGTGGTTGATGGCAGCTATCAATTTCAGCCAGTGAAGGTGGTCTATCGTATCCCAGAGAACAGCCCGCTGGGGCGTAAAATCGGGAAAAGCCGTGTGGGCATGGTATTTCACAGCGTGTTCAACAGTCCGCAAGATGCGGAGCCAGAGCCACTGAGAGATGTGAAAGCATTGGGATTCAAAGAAACTGATGGTTTGGTCATACTGCCGCATGAGATTGAGTTGCCTCCGGTAGCAGGTGCCGAACGTGTAGTTGGTGACCTAGAGCGGTTTTTGAAGAGCCACGCCTCCAGCATCGATGAGTTTTTTGATGAGGAGCAGTTCTCCAGCATGGGGCTCAAGGCGCTACCAGGCTTGATGAAGACCTTTGTGGCACACAAAGCCAACATGGGAGCGAGCGATTTCACCAACGCACCAGATGAGTTTTTAGATTGGCTGCGCAGCCCTAGCAGCAAGGCAACAGCCAACATGCAGGCCAAGGTAACTGAATGGGTATCTCAACATCAAGATGGCTACACGGCAGTGTGGCAGTTTGTAGAGATGATTGTAGATGCCAAGTTGAAGATCAAACAACAGTTTGACAAGGCTGCTAGTGGCACAGTGGGCGCCAGCTTGAAAAACAAGCCCGGTCACGAAGGATTCGTAAGTGCCACTCCCTACGGCACAATCAAGCTGGTAGACAGAGCTCACTTTATGAGCAAAACTCCATTGAAGGAACAACAGGAAATGGCTCCACGTGTGGTGTGGACTTTTGGTAGAATGAATCCTCCCACTAGAGGACATCAACATTTGGTGCAAAGTGTGGAGCGTGAAGCTGGAGGCGATGACTACTGGGTATTTCTCAGTCACAGTCAAGACAGCAAGAAAAATCCACTAGATTGGCGCACCAAATTGAATTTTGTGCGAGAGATCATGCCCGAGTATGCGGATCACATCATTGACGAGGATGGCATCAAAACGCCCATAGCTGCTGCCAATTGGCTCTATCAACAGGGCTATAGAAATTTGGTCATGGTGGTAGGAGGAGACCGAGTGGATGCCATGACTGAACTGCTAAAAGGATGGAACAGTGAGCCTGTGAGAAGCAAAGATGGTAGACAGGCTGTTGCAATCTCTGTAGTGAGTGCTGGTGACCGCGATCCAGACGCCGAAGGACTCGAAGGCATCTCCGGCAGCAAGGCTCGCCAAGCTGTGGCCAACAGTGACCTAGAAGATTTTGAGGATAAAACAGGGTTGACTGGAGATCTAGCCAAGAGATTGTTTGATGCCACCGCAAGAGGCATGCAAAAAAAGAGCTCAAAGACCGCTGTGGAGGAAGCCTGGTTCCGCCGGAAGCCACCGCCGGCTCAGCCCAATGACCCCAGCAAGCCCACTCCTCCTGCTACCAAAGATCCACGTCAGCTGGCACAATGGATCAAAAGCGAGATAGCTCGAAGTGAACGCCGCGGAGAAGATCCTGCCTATCTCATCAAAATCAACAACTGGGAAAACTTGTGGTGGCCCATCATGCGCCAGGTAGATGGCGACACTGTGGCCGAAATTCGTCGTATCCTACACAATGACCCCGCGACTAGAGACTTGATGCAGCGTGCAGCCTGGACCGAACACCCGCGTGATATTCGAGAAAGTGCAGATCACAGCGCCGGCACCATAGTCACATTATCGTTGAGCGCCTCAAGTGCCCAAAGGTTGAGCCGTTGGTGCCAGGAAAGAGGTATCCGCACCATAGATCCCAAGGATTTTCACCTCACAGTGTTGTTTAGTGAGAGGCCACGCAGTGCGTTCACTGGGCTGCACAACACAGCCACACGGGTACCTGCACAACCCTTGAGATGGCAGTTGCTGAGCAGCAACAGCTTGGCCTTGATTGTGGATTGTCCATTTGCTCAACGGCTACATGATAGATTGCGGAGCTTGGGAGGCACTCACACTTATCCTCAACTGCTGCCGCATGTGACCATAGAGTATGGATACGAAGGCACTGAACTGCCCCGTGACACACCCAGTTTCTCTTTGATTTTTGATCAAATACATGCAGAAGGCATTGATCCAGATTATGCCCTCAAGAGTAAGGCCTAGGACTAGCTGATACCAGTGAGTCTGGTTATTCTAGCAATCTCTTCCTGATTTTTGCGCATTTCGCCAGGCTTGCGTGCCACACCTCTGCTGTCCACAGGTTCTGCCAGATCCTTCACAAGATCTTTGAACTTGGCCTGCAGATCTGGTCTGCTGTGTATGGCTTCTTGCATGGCCTCCACACTGAGAAACACATCGCCTTGATATTTGGGTCCCAGTAGCAATCGCGCAATCTCATCGGGATCCTTGCTGATGGGTGTCTCATCTTCTCGCGAGATCAATCCCTTCTGCCAACTGTACTTGAGTCCCTGTGCCTTGGCTATGCTGCTCATCAGCAGGTTGCGATCGGCGCCGCTGTATTGGCTTGAGTCACCTGCACTATACATGCTGAACTTGAGCCATTCGGGATCTGGGTCAAACATCCAGTCAGTTTGCACAAATCCCAGCTTGGGGTCACCTTTGATGGGAGTGAGAAAATGCACACTGATGCCACTCTTCTTCACATACTGCTGGGAGTCTAGCTTGTTTTCCTTGGCCCAGGCTCCCAGTCGGGTCTCAAGCTGATCTTTGCTGATCTTGCGTTGATCCACCGCTATGTCAAGATCTCCGCTGCTGGCCTTCTTGCCCACACTTCCCAGTGTCATGTTTTTGGTGGGTAGGCCGCTGACCTTGCTCAACCAATTGAGTGTGGCCGGGATCTCAGCTGCTTGTATACGCCTTGTGAGGGGTTTTCCGCTACTGTCTTTGAACACTTCTCCGCCTTCGAGCACAATTGATTGAAATTCTAAGATTCTCATGGTGTGCTATTTAAGAAAAATCGGGTGGTTTTTGCTCAGTAAATAGCTTGCTACAAGGAGAATACGATGCCTCCATTTGGTGGATTTAATTTGGGAAACATTGGCGGCGCACTGGTGCGCAATGTGGTAGGCGACATTGCCAGTGCAGTGTTGCCACGAACTGGGTTTGGCGGTTTTGGTCTAGACGCTGTGTCGGACCTCATTCGGCCGCCGCAACAAAACAGCCAGGACCGGCGTGTGAGCCTGCGTCCCAAACCAGCCGCTGCCAACAGAGTCTATGGCAACGGCTTGCTCAAACCTCTAGCAGAAACTGGCGGACTGATATGGCCCTACACACCTACCATCAGCTACAATCACAACATTGACTATCAGCCTATAGCCACAGTGCATGCCAACCAAGACTTTCATGTGTATAGCAGAACACCTGCTGTTGAACTGCAAGTGGGTGGCGATTTCAGTGTGCAAAATCAACTGGAAGGTCGCTATGCCTTGGCTGCCATACATTTCTTGAGAACCATGGCCAAAATGAATTTTGGTGACAAGGATCCTGCGGCTGGTACACCACCTCCGGTGTTGCTGTTCAATGCCTATGGACCGTTTGTGTTCAAAGACGTGCCTGTGATAGTCAAGAGCTTCACAGCTGAATTTCCTGACAGTGTTGATTATGTGGAGGTAGGTGTAGAAGGGTTGACTACCACAACAACTACAGTGATTGATCGCTCTTTGGCACCATTACCGACTGATCCAGATCCAGAAATACAACGAGAACTCAGGGCACAACCTAGAGGCTTTATCGAAACACCGCGAGATGTTGTTACTACAGCAAAAAACAATTATACAGTGTGGTTACCCAGCGTGTTCAAAATATCCGCCAACTTGGTCATACAGCATACACCTAGACAACTACGCAGCAGATTTGAACTGCCGAAGTTTAGAGACGGTGGCACCAACCAAACGGACTTTGTGTGATGGTAGTAAGTTATTCTTCAAGCAGTCCTTATTATTTTACGCCCCAAAGCAGCTCTTATCTTGGCATCTGGAGACCACCTGGTATTGGGCCAAGTGCAACCGACGAATTTGTTACGGTCGCGCAAAAATATTTGCATCGACCTGATCTTCTCAGTTATGATCTATATGGCAGTCCTCGACTATGGTGGGTTTTTGCATTACTAAATCCAGACTACCTTAGGGATCCTATATATGATATGGTGCCTGGTATACAATTGCGAGTACCATCTGCGACTAGCGTGCAATCATTTTTGGGATAATCTATGGATCTTAGTACATTTGTTACACAAACCCTCAATATACCCGGTGTTCAGTTTGAGATCGAAGACAATCAGCTCAATCAATACGATCGATACACTTACCATTTCACTCTTAGTATGGTAGGAGAAACTGACAGTAGGGATCCTACTATTGATCAACGTCTAGCAATAAATCCTTCCACAGTGGTACCTTCTAATGCCCCTCAAAACACTAAACCCGTTAGAAAAATAATCATAGCTCAAAGTGGCGTTACAGTTGGCTTAAATTTGATCTCTGTGTCTATCGAAGACAGTGTGAGCAGCAATTTACGCTTTAAAAATTCAGTAACTACTGAAATATTGATGACTATTACTGAGCCGTATAGTATCAATTTAGTTGATCAAATGTATTTTGCGAGTCGTCAGCTGGGTGTAGCTAATTGGCGTCTTGCTCCTTTGTTTCTAGAGCTTGAATTTAAAGGCTACAAAGAAGATGGAACATTATTAGCAAGCAGGGATTTCAACGTGAGACGAGTATGGAAGATTCTCATAGTTGATCTTGAAAGTACTCTTACACAGGTAGGAACAACCTACAAAATCAAAGCTGTGAGTCAAAATACACAAGGATTTTTAGACATCTATTATCAAATTCCAGCAACACAAAAAATTGAGCTTACACCAGGGTCACCTTCGCAACCTGGATTGAATGTCCCCGGAGGAGCACGCCCAGACGGAACGACTGTCAAGCAGTTTTTTGAAACTTTAGCCAAACAATTGACTGATTACTATTTCAAGCAACGAACAGAAAACAATCAACCAAGAACACCGTTCCTAATATACAGATTTGAAATAGCTGACGAAATTGGTAAACAATTGCTGAACACAAGTCTGTTTGATAATGGTAGAAGAATGCCGTTTGGTAGTGTTACCTTAGTTGGTCGAGACATGGTTGTTAGTAAAGGTATCAGTATTACAAGTCTACTCGATGACGTTATAGCCAGTACACTGATGTTAGGACCTGGCCGACCTTGGTTCTTGATTGATGAAGATAAAGGCATAGTCTTGATACCTAGAGTAGAATGTTTGGTAAGAAATGTAGGGTATGACAGTCTCAACAATGATTATATTAGAGAATTGGTGTTTGTAGTAAGTGCCAAACGATCTACGCGTCCTGTTATTACTCGAGAAGTAGGACAAAATCTACAACGAGGGACACCGGGTAATCCATCAGGTAGTCAACTTGAACGCCTGAAATATATTGTTCAAAATAGTTTGAGAAAAGCATATCCATATTACTACACAGGCTTCAATACCGAGATTATGAATCTCAACATTGTATTTCAAAATATGCATGTGATTCCTCTCCCGTTGGTTAGTACTACACAAAGAAGCTCAGCTGATGCCAATGATTTGGCACGAGTACGTCAACAGATTGAAACTGTGCAAAGAGATTTGCAAACTATTCAGGCAGAACTTCAGAGACTGAGACAAGCACGTGCCGCAGTGGCACCGGCAAGCCCTGCATTCTTACGGCAAATAGAACAGGAAGAAACAGCACAACGAGCGCTGCAAGCTGATCTTGATCAACTTCGTAGAGAAGAAGCACGAATTTTAGGGCTAGATGCCAGCTTGAGTTTGTTTGATGCGGATATTGAAAGAAGATTGCAAGCGCAACAAATAAACGTTGGTCCTATATTCAACAATGATGCCAGCAGGCGTCTTAGAGACCAATTTGATGAAGCTGATCGACAAAACCGGGATACATTGTCCCGATTGCGTGCTAGGGAGTTTGCGGAAGATATCCCAGTAGTAACTCTTGATCCAGGAGACTACTCGTATATTGCTGATCCTAGAGATATCGCAAATACGATGGCTCGATCACAGGCGCCGGCGGCTCAAGCAGCCGACGAGACTCGACGCTACTACACAACAATTTTAGCGCAAATATACGATCGCAGTTTGAATCAGCTCACCGAAATTGAAATGGATATTCGTGGCGACCCCTATTGGTTTGGTAAAACCAATCTTGAACGTGAAAGAGAGTTGACTACATTATTCACATACGAAGAAGATCTGCGACAAGGTAGACAAGTAACACCGCCAGGACCGTCTCCCGAAAGAAGAAATTTAGGTAGTGTGCCAGTTGCTGGACAAGCCAATTATTATGATTATGATGCACACTTTCTCTTGATCTTCAGAGGTGGACAGATACCAGAAGAGGATACAGGTTTGCAAAAACTAGCCAACAGTGTGTGGTTTACTGCTTTGTATCAAGCTGTGACAGTAACTCACAAATTTGAAAATGGCACTTTCACACAAAAAATAAATGCAGTAAGAGATGGACTGATAAATTTGAATGGTTTGCGGCCACAGCCAACTCGATAACAGTTATAACGTTCCTATGGAAATTGATTTGACTATTGCACAATGTATTTGAGGTAAAATGGTAACAACGAGCAGATTGGGCGTTACAACTTCTCCGGCCTATAATCTTGACCCAGTTGGTCGTAGAACAACTTGGGATAAAACCTACTTGGGCATTGTGAAAAACAGCAAAGATGCTCAATATATGGGCAGATTGCTGGTATGGATACCAGAACTATGTGGAGCAGAGGACGATGCCACAACATGGATACCAGTGGATTATGCTAGTCCTTTTGGTGGGGCTACAAGCATCAATGAAGTAACCACCAACAACGATAGTGGACAAATCAGTTATGGCATGTGGTTTGTACCTCCCGACGAAGGTAACCAGGTGTTGTGTATGTTTGTGAATGGTGACCCCTTGAGAGGCATTTGGTTTGCATGCCTATTTCAAGTGGGTCGTCACAAGATGGTGCCTGCCTATCCGGGCAACAGTGCCAGCACCAAAGAAAGAAATCCCATATCTGGTGCTACCACCGCCGCCAACTTAGCCCTTGGCACTCTATCCACAG